TACAAACATAGCTAACCTGAAACAATAACATAACAATCAAATTTATTAGTGACTGATTTATAACTGTATGGTTAAATAAGTATGAGCAAAGTGGTAACGATTGATTAAGCATTGATATAAAAATGGTTAAATGTTAAAAATGTTTCCAATCAATTCAAGGCTAATATACAAAATGTGATTATAAAATAATCTAAAGAAATATTAAATCCAAAGAAAACAATAACTTGTACTTAAGACTGTATAGCTAAATACATGAGTATGAATAAATTAAGAGCAAATTAAATACTAATTGATGCATACAATAATGTCATGATAACAATGAACTCTTTACTAGAAATGTGTTTGTTATAAGGACTAAATGTATTATTAGATTATAATGGCCAAGCTGTGCTTTATGATTAATTGCCAACAACAAATTGTATACATTTGTAAATAAATATAAATGCTGGTTAACAACATTGTCATTTGATGTAATTTGAATATGAAGTGGTTGGTGACAAATTAATAAGCACTTAAATGGTTGATGATAACGCAATATCATTAATGAAAATTAATGATTCATACTTTAATCAATTACTTAATGATGTTAATGCTAATTCATATAACCCAAAAATAATGCAATCAGAACAAAGATATAGAGATATGTTAAATGATTTTGACCTATGTAAATAATACAATAGATAAAGAGTATTGGCGGATTATGGTATACCTTAAAAAGTTTATTAAAATTGTGTGCAAGTAGATTTTAAAACTGATAATGCTTACAGTACAGTGATGTGCTTAACTGATTAAAACTGGGTAATGGGTGTAGTTTTCTAACATTAATCAAGATAATTGATATTGTTACTCAAACCTTGTTAATTATTTTATGGTTAATGTATTAACATGAGAACTAGGTTTGTAAAACCATAAAAATATATTAAGCCAATAAATAAAGATTATGAACGTAGAGCAATAGATGTAACGACTATGACATATTGTTAACAAAAAGTAGCATATGTAGGTAGTAGAATAACAAGATAAGAATTAGATCGAAATAAATAATACAGTCTATACATATGGAATTGTGACAATATGGATCACCATGACGTCACCATGAAAGAAATGATTGAAAGAGCTTCTAGCATTAGTTGGTTAAATGAAGATGGTGATATAAGTTAAAAATTGTTAAGTACAACAAATAGTAAGACAAATAGGATTGTCCTTTATAGAGGTTAATAAATGATAGCTATTACATTTGTGAATAATAATTTGTTAAACAATGTGTAACAAGTCTTAAAACACATGTTTGGAGAAACAAGCTCAATAAGAGTTTTAAATTAATTGATGATAACAACTGATATGTAAGGACTCTGGTAATAATTAAATGTGGAATTAATTAAAACAAAAGATGGATATGATTAATAACCTTTGAAAGATGTGACCATAAAGAAAGAAACATTTGCAGATACAGAATTGGATTAATTATGTTGGAACAACATACAAAAATTATTTGGAGTGAAGGATGAATACCATTTTACAGCTAATGATACTTATGCTATATTGAACATAGGATACAGGTTTATACTTAATGGAGAACTATTACCTTACATAGTCATGAAACACAAAGAAGTTAATTGTTTATACCATGTGAAGAAAGGATACATTTTAGTACTAAGAGATAGAGCTGCAGGCTTAACACCATTTAATGATGATTATAAGCAAGAACCATTTTAATTATGGAATTAAATAAGTACTGGTGAATACAAGCCAGTTGAGATAAAGAAGAATGAATTGATGGACACTTATGCATTATTAAATCACGGTGAAAAATAAAAACAAGTTAGTAAAGTAGCAAACATTATGTTCAGACCAGAAGTATTCATGGATATGGAGAACTTAAATGTTTATGAAGATTTTGTCACTGAATTAGGCGGTGACAAAATGATTATAGCAGGATCTGAAGTTATTGATTATTATTTATGTATGGATTTATCAGATTATGTGCAATTGTATGCTACATAAGGAAACAACATAATCAAAACTAAAAATTAACCATATCACATAATTGATAGTAAATTATACACAAGAGCACAATATCCTATAGTTTCAAGAGTGATGAACAGTAAAGTTGTGTATGAATAAGAGCGTGTGATGGCGGCAAGAGTAGTAAATTAGATTAATTTCAGAAAGAAAACATTACCACCAGTATAATTTGCATAAAACTTATTTGAAACTTATTGTTCCAATAATGGATTGACATTGTTAGAAACTTATTATTAGGACAAAGTAACTTTTGATAATAATACAATATAAGAATGGTTTAATAGTCACACAAATGGGTAAATGAAATATAACATGTTGGTAGATTGGATGAAGATAATGTCTAACAAACCTTATCACGATGTGAAGTTCCATTTGAAAGCTGAGGCATTAGTAAAAACTGATGTGTTGGTATTATAAGAGTAATAAAAACCAAGACCTGTTTTATCATATGCATATTATGTATCATGCCTTATGGCACCAGTATTTAATATATTGAAATCAAGAATGAAAACTATACTACATGAGAAAATAGTTTACAGTGATGGTTTAACTCCAATGTAAATTAATGCAATATTGTAATAATGCAAAGGTGTTAAATGGTTTTATGAAAATGACTTGGAGAAATAAGATAAGTAAACTGATAAAGAATAATTAGCTATTGAGTTAGAAGTTTATAGAAGATTAGGTATGAGTGAAGACCTATTAAGATGGGTGTAAAACATGTATGGTGAATGGAATCTAATTGGTGATGAAGTTAGAAGTAAATCTAGGTATTAAAGACGTACAGGTGAACCATAAACTGCATTTGGCAAC